CGTAAAGGACAAGACCCGTTTGAGTTCAACCCGTTCATCAAATTGTTATTCAGTGCAAATGATATTCCCCGTATGAAGGACAAGACAGGGGCGGTACTTAGGCGTTTGGTTATTATTCCATTCAATGCCACGTTCAGCAAGGATGATCCTGATTATGACCCATTCATCAAGTACAAACTGATTCAACAGGAAAGCGTTGAATATTTCATCAGGCTTGGTGTGGAAGGTCTGAAAAGAATTATCATCAATGACGGATTCACCAAGTCAGACAAGGTTCAGAACCAGTTGACAGAGTATGAAGAAGAAAACAACCCTATCCTTGCATTTATCAATGACACCGGGGTTGACATGATAGAAAATGAACCAACCGCTGATGTATATAAGCGGTATCAGGTTTTTTGTGCAGACAATGCAATGCAGCCAATGTCAAATATTGTGTTCAGTAAGCAGATCAATAAGAGGCTTGGGTTCAGAGTAATTCAGAAAAAAGTGAACAATAAAAATTGTAAGATATTTGTTTCATAGCAGAAAGGAAGGTGATTGAATGTGTCAGAAAAACTGCAAATATTGGAACTTTTTGGTGGCATAGGGTCACCAAGGGTTGCCCTTAGAAACATAGGTGTTTCAGTAAAATCTATTGATTATGTGGAAATTGATGAAAAGGCTGTCAGGTCATACAATGCAATGTTTGAACAGGAATCAGCATATTCACCGCAGACAGTAGTGGGGTGGAATCTTCAACCTGATATTCTGATTCACGGGTCACCGTGTCAGGATTTCAGTATTGCGGGGCATCAGGGAAAAGCAACGGCAGCAGACGGAAGAATAAACAAAGGAAAAGGTGCTGATGAAGGTTCAGGGACAAGATCATCCCTGATGTGGGAAACGGTACATATTATTGAACAGATGGGTGAGTGGAAACCAACTGTTGTGATATGGGAAAACGTAAAAAATGTTTTATCAAAGCACATGGTTCACAACTTCAACCGTTACCTGTCATATATGGAAAAGTTGGGTTATTCCAATAATTACAAAGTGTTAGACTGCCGTGATTATGGAATACCACAGGCACGGGAACGGTGTTTCACAGTATCAATTCTTGGTGACAATGTTTTTGATTTTGAACTGATGGAAAAAAGACCCATGAAGAACATTTCAAATTTTCTTGAATACGGTGATGTTCCTGATTGCTACTTGGTGACACAGCCAAGTGTTTATTCAGTGATTGGTAAGAAAGGAATCAGAAGGGCAACCATAATCAAAGATTATGTAAATACTATCACAACAAGACAGGATAGGACACCCGCACAGGTCATTGATCTTGGTGGTGGAAAATACAGATATTTGACAGAATTGGAATGTTGGCGGTTGATGGGATATTCGGATGATGATTTTTATGCAGCAGAAGCAACTTGCAGAGTTGAACCGGGAAAAATGAACAGAACCTTATATCATCAGGCGGGTAATTCCATACCCGTACCGATATTTGAAAGTATGTTCAGTGCAATGCTGAACAGTGGGATTATAAGAAAGGAAGGTATCAATTAGTGAAAGGTGGAAGAAATCAGGAAGGATATGCAGACCCAACGGCAACTATTGCTGTTGGTAGAGTAGCAAAGGAAGAACATGAACAGGTTGAATGTGAAGCAGCAGACAAACGTGCCTATGATCTGATTAAGGTTTTGAAGTACATCATCAAAGGTGCAGGGTTTGAACTGACTGAACGTGTTCAGGTAAAAGATACCAAGACGGGAAGGGTTTACAGATGAATGAAATATTTACAGGTACATTTGATAGGTGGAAATGGTTTCCACAAATGAAACCTTGGGAACTGGAAGTAATGAGTTCCAACAAAAAGGTTCAGAGAATGAAAGACAGGCAAGATAGAAAGGTGAGGTTAAGAAATTATGGAAAATAAGATTTTGGAATTATTGGAACAGAAGGGCAGCGTGTCAATGAATGATGATATTTTCCCATTGGTGGAAAAAGAATTTGAAGGTCAGGTGATTGGTGCAGAACTTTATGAACTTGCACACCAATACATATTACAGTTGTTGTATGGGGCGCATACTGCCGGGGTTGCCGTGATTGCTGTTCCTAAGTTTGCAGCGGGTCAGCAGTTTGGTCAGATGGTTGTTGCTGATGTGATTTATACAAAGGTGAATGATACACCGTATGATTTTATGCAGTAGTTGCGGTTGGTAACTGTTGGTAACGGTTCACGGTAACTGTTGAAAGTCTTTATTTATGCGGTTTGTAACGGTAGTAACGGTTAAATGTAATTTTCTTATTATTTTTATATATAAGTACTTTTTATGTATTTATAAAAAGTAAAAATATAGAGTATAAGGGTTTAACCGTTACCGTTACCAACCGTTACCGTCAGTATTTACAAGGCTTTCAAGGTATTTTTTGCCAATTTTCAACCGTTACCCAACCGATACCAAGGAAAGGATAGGTGAAAGTGATGAATAATAAGAAATTGACTGCACGGCGGTACTTAGAGCAGATACAGGAATTTGATATTTATATCAATCAGGACTTAGAACGCCTTGAAGAAATGAAAGTCAATGCTTGCAGTACAGGGGCAATAGATTATTCCAAGGATAGAGTGCAGACAAGTCCGTCAGGTGATACACTTTGCAAACAGGTAACAAATTATGTTGCTTTCAATGATAAAATCAATGCAGAAATTGACAGTTTTGCAGATGCTAAAGAACAGATCATCAAAGAAATCAGAGGTTTGCGTGATAAAAATTATGTTCAGGTGTTGTATAAAGTGTATGTTCAGTACAAGACAGTGAAACAGGCATCAAAGGAAATGAAAAAGTGCTATAATTACACGGTTGAACTGCATAACAAGGCACTTGCAGCGTTTGAAAAAACTTATCAAAACTTACATTATTTGATGTAATCGGTTATAATCTGACGATTGACAAACAGGTACAAGACAATTATGATAAACTTGCAAAAACTGGGTTGCAGATAATTCTTATGAATTATCTGCAATTTATTTTTTACTGCCGATATTTGCACCCTGAAATGTAATGTTTCAGGGATTTTTTATTGCAAAAATACATGAAAGGGGTGTTGTTTGATGGCAAAAACGGCAAAATTAACTGAAAAACAGCAGCGTTTTGTTGATGAATACCTGATTGACCTTAATGCAACACAAGCAGCCATTCGTGCGGGTTATTCGGCAAAAACAGCAGATCAGCAAGGTTCAAGGATGTTGGCAAATGTCAAGGTTCAACAAGCAATTAGTGTTGCAATGGCAGAACGCAGCAAAAGAACAGGAATCAATCAGGACAGGGTTGTTTTAGAACTTGCCCGCATTGCTTTTGTTAAGATGACAGACCTTGTTGATAGTCACGGAAGAATCAAAGACAATGCAACTGATGATGACCTTGCTTGTATCGAATCCGTGAAATATAAACAGTCTGAATCAGAAACCGGGTCAAGCGTTGAAAGGGAAGTGAAGGTTTCACCAAAGCTGAAAGCACTTGAATTACTTGGTAAGCATTTGGGTATGTGGAATGACAAGATTGATGTGAATATCACACAGCCTATTGTTATCACTGGTGAAGATGCCCTTGAAGATTAGGCGGTGATCGTCTATGGTCAAGAACAGAATATCTTCACAATATGTTTTTGGGTATCAGAAGTTTATCCTGTACCCGGAAGATTACAAAGCTACAAAGTCCGGCAAGAAGAAAGTGCTGCTGCCTGAACTGGTTGGTAAGGGTTACGGTACTTTTTGGCGTTGGAAAGGTAGATATAGGGTATGCAAGGGCAGCCGTGCATCCAAGAAATCAAAAACAACTGCCCTTTGGTATATCACCAATATGATGAAGTACCCACAGGCAAATACCCTTGTGGTCAGAAAGACTTTCAGAACCCTGAAAGATTCCTGTTTCACAGAATTGAAGTGGGCGATTCACCGCCTTGGCGTTGATGCCTTTTGGGAAATCAAAGAATCACCACTTGAAATGACCTATAAACCGACAGGTCAAAAGATTTATTTCAGGGGACTGGATGACCCCCTGAAAGTAACATCAATAACCGTTGATATTGGTTGCTTGTGTTGGATGTGGATTGAAGAAGCGTATGAAATCAGTTCAGAAGATGATTTCAATATGCTTGATGAATCAATCCGTGGTGCTGTTCCTGACGGTTCAGGACTGTTCAAGCAAATAACCCTTACACTGAACCCGTGGAATGAACACCACTGGATAAAGAAGCGGTTTTTTGATAACACGGATGATGAAACCCTTGCAATGACCACCAATTACAAGTGCAATGAATGGTTGGATAAGGCAGACTTAAAAGTCTTTGAAACCATGAAGAAGCAGAACCCAAGGCGTTACAAAGTAGCGGGTCTTGGTGATTGGGGTATTGTAGACGGTCTTGTCTATGAAAATTGGGAAGAAAAGGCGTTCAGTGTTGATGAAGTCAAGAAGATTGCCGGTGTCAAGTCTGTATTCGGTCTTGACTTTGGTTATACAAATGACCCGTCAGCACTGTTTTGTGGTCTGATAGATCAGTCAAGCAAAACCATTTGGGTCTTTGATGAAATGTATCAGCCGGGTATGAGTAATGAAGCCATTGCCGAACAGGTTCAGCGGATGGGATATGTGAAAGAGAAGATCACAGCCGATTCAGCAGAACCAAAGAGCATTGACCGCTTGCGTGAACTGGGTCTGAAAGGAATCAGGAAAGCAAGGAAGGGCAAGGACAGCATCAACAACGGCATTGACTTCATACAGGACTATCATATTATCATTCATCCACGTTGCGTGAATTTCATCACAGAGATCAGCAACTATCAGTGGGATAAGGATGCCAAGACGGGCAAGAAACTGAACCGCCCTATTGATGATTTCAACCACCTGATGGATGCAATGCGTTATGCGATTGAACAGATGGCAAAAGGTGATGCCTTTAGTTTTGATTAAGCAATTACCGGGTAGAATACACGGTGTCAGCAGCCGTTTCTTTTTTGGACGGTAGGAAAAGGCTGTCAAATGCTTACTCCGGGGCGGTTGCAATCGGTGACCGCCTATGACACCTGTATAACTACTTTTTGAGATATTAGAAACAAATTAGTAACACATACCCTTGGAAACATAGTGTTTTCAGGGGTTTTGATTTTATTATGCAATGAAAGGGGTGAATTGAACCGTGTTCAGTTCCTTTGTGGATGCAATCACATTAAAACTTAGCAACTTTATATTGCAAGGGGCAAAGGCACACATGACAGACTTGGAATTTCTTGAAAAGGAAATTGCAGCATGGAAGTGTTCACCCCGTAGAATGATGCAGATAAAAGGATTTTTGTACTATGACGGTGACCATGATGTAATTCACCGCAAGCGTACAATGATCGGTGAAGGTGGGGAACTTGAAGTTGTTGAGAACCTACCAAACAACAGAATTGTTGATAACCAGTATGCAAAGATGGTCAATCAGAAAGCCAATTATCTGTTTGGTAAGCCGTTCACACTAAGCGGTGAAAACACTGCATACATTGAACTGCTGAAAAAGATATTTGATAAGAAGTTCATGCGAACATTGAAAAGTGCGGGCAAAGCTGCATATAACGGCGGTATTGCTTGGCTATATCCATACTACAATGAACGGGGTGAATTTGCTTTCAGGCTTTTCCCCGCTTATGAGATTTTGCCATTTTGGAAAGATTCTGAACATACTGAACTTGATTTCTTCATCCGGCATTATGTGACGGTTGCCTATGACGGCAATCAAAGGAAGTTCATTGAAAAGGTTGAATTGTATGATCTGAATGGTGTTCACCTGTTCATTCTTGATGGCGGGAAACTGATTCCTGACATTGTGAACAATGAAACCGCAGACTTCCCACACGTTACAATGACGGATGCTGCCGGAAATGTTCAAGTGTTCAACTGGCAGCGTGTTCCCCTGATTCCATTGAAAGCCAATGAACAGGAAACACCGTTGATTAAGAAAGTCAAGTCATTACAGGATGGCATCAATGTGATGCTGTCTGACTTTGAAAATAATATGCAAGAAGATGCCCGGAACACCATTTTGGTATTGAAGAACTATGACGGTACTAATTTAGGTGAGTTTAGGAAGAACCTTGCAACCTATGGTGCAGTAAAGGTCAGATATGACGGTGACACCAAGGGCGGGGTTGAAACCCTTGAAATCACAGTCAATGCAGAGAATTACAAGACCATTGTGGAAATCTTCAAGAAAGCCTTGATTGAAAACGCAATGGGTTATGATGCCAAGGATGACAGACTTTCCGGCAACCCTAATCAGATGAACATTCAGTCAATGTACTCTGACATTGATACAGATGCCAATGATACGGAATCAGAAGCACAGGCAACAATGGATGATGTACTTTGGTTTGTCAACTGCCACCTTGCCAATACGGGACAGGGTGATTTTGAAGGTGAAGAAGATGGGGTTGATGTGGTATTCAACCGTGATATGCTGATGAATGAATCAGATATTATTGATAACTGTCAGAAGTCACAGGGAATCATTTCTGATGAAACAATCATCAGTATGCACCCTTGGGTAGATGACCCGCAACTTGAAATGGAACGCCTGAAAAAGCAGAAGGAAGAAGCACAGAAAGAAATGCTTGCACAGTATGACCCATTTGGTACACAGAACCAAAACGGTGACGGTGCAGATGATGACCCTGACAATAAAGGTGACCCGTCACAGGGAAGTCAGGGCGGTGAAGTAGATGAATAACGGTGAATACTGGCAGAAGCGTTTTGAACTGCTTGAACAGGCTGCACACCAACAGGGGGTTCAGTGCTATGCGGATATTGAAAAACAATACCGACAGGCGCAAAAGCAACTTGAAGGTCAGATTGCTGCATGGTATCAGCGTTTTGCATCTAACAATGGGGTAACCCTTGCAGAAGCAAAGCGGATGTTGAACGCAAAGGAACTTGCTGAACTGAAATGGGATGTGAACCAGTACATTCAGTACGGTCAGGAAAATGCGATCAACGGTACTTGGGTCAAGCAGCTTGAAAACGCATCTGCAAGATTCCATATCAGCAGACTTGAAGCCTTGAAGTTGCAGACCCAACAGAGCATTGAAGTCATGTTTGGAAACCAACTTGACAACATTGACAGCACAATGCGGAATGTTTACAAGTCCGGCTATTATCACACAGCCTATGAGATTCAGAAGGGTGTGGGTGTTGGTTGGGACTTTTCCGCACTGGATGACAAGCAGATCAGCAAGGTCATCAATAAGCCTTGGGCGGTTGACGGTAAGAATTTCAGTGAAAGGATATGGGGCAACCGTCAGAAGTTGGTCAATGAACTGAACAACACACTGACACAGAACATCATCTTGGGAAAAGACCCACAGAAAGCCATTGATGAAATTGCCCGGAAGATGAACACTTCCAAGACCAACGCCGGGCGGTTGGTAATGACAGAAGAAGCCTTTTTCAGTTCCGCAGCACAGAAGGATTGTTTTGATGAACTGGATGTTGAACAGTTTGAGATTGTGGCAACACTGGATTCCCACACTTCGGATATATGCCGGGGTATGGATGGTAAGCATTTCCCTATGTCTGAATGGAAGGTTGGTGTGACTGCACCGCCGTTTCATGTTCATTGCCGTTCAACCACAGTACCGTATTTTGATGATGAATTTGATGCCGTTGGTGAACGTGCTGCACGGGATGAAGAAACAGGCAAGACCTACTTTGTACCGGGCAATATGACCTATAAGGAATGGGAAAAGGCATTTGTCAATGGTGATAAGTCAGGCTTGCAAGCAGTCAACAGTGATGATACAATCAAAGAAAAAGAACCAAGTGAAGCATTTCAACAGATTCAGAAAGCGTGTGAAGCGGACAAGGTTGAACACAGACCTGTTCAGAAACTTTCACAGCCGTTGTCATCTGATGAAATCATTGAAAGGCTTGCGGGTGGAGATATGACCAAGGGTTCATGTTCTTCACTGGCTTTTGCATACATTGGAAACAGGAACGGACTTGATGTTCTTGATTTCAGGGGTGGCAGTAGTCAGTATGTATTTTCTATGAACAGTAACATTAAGAAAATACTGGAATTACCGGGTGTGAATGGTTCAATCACAATGGTCAAGAAAGAGATTTCAGGAACAATGGAAGTCCTGAATAACCTTGTCTTGAATAAAGAATACTATCTTGCAACTGGTAAACACGCAGCCATTGTCAGACGGGTTGACAGCGGTGTTGAATACTTGGAACTTCAATCAAAATTTCAGAACGGGTGGATGCCATTTGACCGTTATGGTTCAATGGCTGCAACACTGAATAAGCGTTTTGGATGTAGGAAAACAGTTGATAAGCAATTCGGCAAGGTTTGGGAAAAATCGGTTGTTCTTATGGATGTTGAATCATTCAATGAAAATACTGAATTTGAACAAATTCTTGGGTATATAAATACCGCAGTAGAAAGTCAGAAGAAAGGGGTGACGGGTGATGTCAAGTAACTGGTACAAGAACAATGAAACAGATCAGATTTGGTGGAAAGATACACCTGATTCAGTCGGTGAATGGCTGTTCAGTTTTGACAAAAAGCAAGTGTTCAATATGTTTGCTGATTATCCGCACAACCTAACACCTGAACAGAAAAAAATATTTGATGAAGAAAATCCTGAATGGTGTGAGTTCTTCAAAGATAGAGTATAGAAAGCACGGTCAAATAACCGTGCTTTTTTCATACCTTAACAAGTTATCAATAGACCTGTAATAATTGCTATATGGCTGTTATATGAGGTCAGAAAGGGGGATAAAAGGCACATGAAAACATACACAATGAGAAAGGCATGGTGATCCTGATTATCTCCCGGCTACTGGGTCAAGTAGCACATAGAAAAGGCATCCGGCAACGGGTGTCTTTTTTCTTGCGGGTTGTCAAGCGTAAACCGAACAAAACCAATCAATCATGTGGGAGTAACCCCGTATAAAAACGTATTTGAAAGGATGGTATAGAAATGACAAGAAAACAGTTAGAGGATTTAGGACTTACCAAGGAACAGGCTGATTCAGTAATGAAAATCAATGGTGATGACATTGAGAACGCAAAGGGTACTGCTTCAACAGAAATCAAGAACTTGCAGACAGAGGTTGAAGGACTGAAAACACAGGTCGGTGACCGTGACAAGCAGTTAGAAACCCTAAAAGCATCTGCCGGGGACAACGCTGATCTGAAAAAGAAGATTGAGGACTTACAGACTGAAAATGCCACTGCCAAGGCAACCCATGAATCTGAACTGAACCAGTTGAAAATTGATTTTGCGGTTGAAAAGGCACTTACTGGTGCAAAGGCAAAGAACATCAAAGCTGTCAAAGCCTTACTTGAACTTGGAGAAGCCAAACTTGACAAGGACGGAAATGTCAAGGGACTGGATGAACAGATCGAGAAGTTAAGAAGTGGTGATGACACCAAGTTCCTGTTTGAAGCACAAAAGCAGCAGAAACAGCAGCAGAATTTCAAAGGTTTTCAGCCGGGAGCATCAGGGGAAAAGAAACCGGGTGAGGGTGAAACGGTCGATTTCTCAAAAATGAGTTATGACGAACTCACCGCTTACATGGAAGCAAACCCGGATGCACAGATTTAATTTGATGAAAGGAAGGTAATTGAAACATGGCAAAATTTGATGCTAAAAGTTTTAACGAAAAGGCGTTCGGTAAGTACATGAGTGCTATTAAGAACGTAAAACTGAACAAGTTGCGTGAATCTCGTGCAATCGTTGGTGATGCAAGATTGCGTGACACTTTTGTGAATAACTCACAGACTGGCACTGTTTATGCAGTGTTACCGTATTTTGGTCTGCTTTCCGGCACACCGCAGAACTATGACGGTGTTGACAATGTTACACCGGGCAAGACTGATACCTATGAACAGGGTGTTTTCACCTATGGCAGAATGAACGGTTGGACAGAAGCAGATTTCAGTTATGATGTAACTGGTGGTACTGACTTCATGGCAAACGTCAGAAATCAGATCAATGACTACTGGAACAGTGTAGATCAGGATGTTATTCTTGCAATCTTAGAAGGTGTCTTTGGAATGAAGGACACTGGTACAGGTGACATTAAGAAAGCCAATGCAGCCTTTGTTGAAGCACACACCTATAACATTGCATCAGCGGGTGCTGAACATACTGATGACAGTATGAAGATGGATGCAACAACCCTGAACAGTGCAATTCAGAAGGCTTGCGGTGATAACAAGCAGAAGTTCAAGCTGGTTTACTGTCACAGTGCAGTTGCTACCAACCTTGAAAACCTGAAACTGCTTGCATACTTAAAGTACACAGATGCACAGGGCATTGAGCGTGATCTTGAAATGGGTACTTGGAACGGCAGACTGGTCATCATTGATGATTCTTTACCTACTAAGGTTGTTGAAGCCGTTGCAGAGGACACAGGCAAGGGAATCAAGGCACAGGATGCATACACAGAGTACACAACCTATATCCTTGGTGAAGGTGCTATTGGTTTTGAGGATGTTGGTGCAAAAGTACCGTATGAAATGGTTCGTGATGCGAAACTTCACGGCGGTGAAGATACACTGATTTCCCGTAAGCGTCACGCCGTTTCTGTTGGTGGTATTTCCTACACTAAGGCATCACAGGCAACAAATTCCCCTACCAATGCGGAATTAAAGACTGGCAAGAACTGGTCACTGGTTGCATCTGATACCAAGACTATTGAGCATAAGGCAGTACCTATTGCCCGTATCATTTCCCGTGGATAATTTCTGATCTGAAAGGGTGGTTGCAATGTTTGATACTGATACAGTAAAAGAACGGTTGAAATCATTCGGTTATACGGTCAAGGCAGATGATGAATTTGCCTTGACCTTTTGCGTTGAGAAAGTACGCAGCACAATCAAGAATGAAATCAACTGGAATGATGTGCCGGAAGGACTGGAACACATTGCCGTTGATATGGCGGTGGGTGAATTTCTTCTTTCCAAGAAAACCTTTGCACCTGATGACCTTACCGGGTTTGATTTAGAATATGCTGTCAAGCAGATTCAGACAGGGGACACCAACACGGTTTTTGCAACTGGTGAAGGTTCAATGACCCCTGAACAAAGACTGACTTCTTTCATCAATTACCTTTTATCCTATGGAAAGGCTGAATTTAATTCATTCAGGCGTATCAGATGGTAAAACAGATTCAGGCAGCACAAAAGGCTGCAAGAAAAGCCATTGAAGCAACCTATTTTGGTACTTTGACGGTGACAGAACTGCAAAAGGTAAAAAATGAGAAGTCAAAACTTATGGAAGAATCAGAAGTTGTAGTCTTACAAGACCAACCGTGCAGATTATCTTTTGAAAAACTGCAAACAGCAATTCAGTCAGAATCAGCAGCAACGATCACGCAAAGCACAAAGTTGTTCGTTTCCCCGGATGTAACCATCAAGGCGGGGTCAAAACTGACAGTAACACAGGACAATGTGACCACGGACTACACACGCAGCGGTGTCCCTTCCACATACCCAACGCATCAGGAAATTACACTTGAACTGTTCAAGGAATATGCGTAAATGGGTAGAATGGGAAGATTTGACTGCAAAGGTCTGAAAGACTTTCAGCAGCAGTTGGGAAAGTTGCAAAATCCTGATGACTTTGTGGAATCGTGTGCAAAGGAACTTGCTGCCCGGTTGCTTCGCATGGTGGTCAAAAGAACACCTGTCGGACAGTACCCGGCAAGTTCAGGAAAAAAGGGCGGTACATTAAGGCGTGGTTGGACTGGTGAAAAACGTGCATCAGCACAAGGGTATGCAGACAGCCTGACGGTGAATCATTTTGGTGACACCTATGTCATTGAAATTGTGAACCCGGTTGAATACGCATCTTATGTTGAGTACGGACACAGGACAGCCAATCATTCAGGATGGGTCAAGGGTCAGTTTATGATGACCATATCTGAACAGGAATTACAGAGAATTGCCCCAAAGGTGCTTGAAAACAAAATCAAGAAATATTTAGGGGGACTTGGTAAATGATAAATTCAATAGTTGAAGCAATCAGTTGTTCCCTGAACAAAGAATTTGGGGATGATTATGAAATCCACAATGAAGAAATCAAGCAAGGTTTGAAAGAGCCTTGTTTTTTTATTGCTTGCTTGAACCCAAACAACAACCTTTTCCTTGGCAAACGGTATGAACGTACCAATCAGTTCTGCATCCAGTATTTCCCACAGTCTGCAAAGAAGCAGCGGAAATGTGCTGATGTGGCTGAAAGAATGTATGACTGTTTGGAGTATATCACAACAGACGGTGATACCAAGCCAATCAGGGGTTCAAAAATGAATCATCAGGTGGTTGACGGTGTTCTGAATTTTTTTGTCAATTATGACTTTTTCACGGTCAAGACGGAAGAACAGACACCAATGGAAACTATGACGGCAAGCACGGATGTGAAGGAAGGTGGTTGATTATGGCAGCAAAAAAGACAGCAACGGGAACTGCTGCAAGGTCTGAACAGACTGAACCAATGTTCAGCAAGGAACAGATTCTTGCATCTGCCCGTTTTGCAAACAGAAGGGACTTGGTGGATGCCCTTCTTGATGAAGATAAAAGTTACACCATGAAAACTGTTGACAATTTAGTTGAAAAATACATGAAAGGACAGGTGAAATAGTATGGCTTTAGGTGGTGGTACATTTACCTCACAGAACAAAGAACTGCCCGGTGCTTATATCAACTTTGTATCGGCTGCATCCGCATCCGCTGCATTGTCTGATAGAGGTATCGCAACAATGCCCCTTGAACTTGACTGGGGTGTTGAAGGGGAAGTTTTTGAAGTGACCAATGAAGATTTTCAGAAGAACAGCCTGAAACTTTTTGGTTATGCCTTTGACAGTCCTAAGATGCTTGGTCTTAATGATCTGTTCATGGGTGCAAAGACCTTATACGCATACCGTCTGAACGGCGGTGGTGATAAGGCAGCGAACACATACGCAACTGCAAAGTATTGTGGTGTTCGTGGTAACGATTTGAAGATCGTGATTCAGAAAAATGCAGATGATGCAAGCAAGTATGATGTTACAACCTACTTCGGTACGGTCAAGGTTGACACACAGACAGTTGCCAAGGCTGCTGATCTTGTGGCAAACGATTATGTGACATTCAAGGCTGCTGATCTTGCTGTTACTGCCGGAACACCTTTAACTGGTGGTACAAACGGCACGGTTGACGGCACTGCACATCAGGCTTACTTGGATAAAATCGAATCATACACCTACAACACTATGGGCGTTGTGGTTACTGATGATGTTACCAAGAAGTTATATGTGGCTTGGAAAGGTTATATCTGCATCCCCGTTACAGATAAATGTTGAACAGAAGATGATTCTTACTGAAAAACAACTTGTACTTTCAAGGAATGTAACAGATTTCAAAACTAAGATAACGGCGGGGAATATCAAGAATTATTACTATACCGGGGATGTAAATTCAGGGGCAGCACCAGTTTCCCCGTCACACGTTCATGCTGTCGGAACGATTGAAGTCACCGTACACAATGGCTTGGCTGTCGGTGATGGTGTCATTCTAATAAGACAGCAAGAAGGTCAGAAATTCATTGTTGTGGATAGGATAGGCAAATGATTCCTTCAACAGTTGGTTTTCTCGACCAAGATTTTGAAATTGAAACACAGCCAAGCCTAACTTATAAGATGGATTTAGACGGTGATTCAGTCAGGGGTCTTGTGGATGAACAGGACGCCATGAAGCAGATGATTTTCAGAACACTGCAAACAGAACGGTATCAGTACATCATATATCCGTGGTATTACGGCATTGAAACACTTGACCTGTACGGTGAACCTGTTACATGGGTTTGCCCTGAATTGGAACGCAGAATCAGTGAAGCGTTAGCCGTTGATGAAAGAATCACGGGCGTGACCGACTTTGAATTTGACCTGACGGTCAAAGGTGTGGTTCATGCCTATTTTACCGTAAAAACAATTTACGGTGATATTAAAGCAGAGAAGGGGGTGAAGATTTAGAATGTATGAAGATCAGACTTATGACATTATCCTTGAAAGGATGATGAACCGGGTATCTGACAAAATTGACAAAAGACCGTCATCCCCTGTTTACGATCTGCATAGTTCAACAGCCATTGAATTTCAGATTTTATACATTGAGTTGGAATATCTGATAAAAAATTCATACGGTGATACTGCTGCAAGGGAATTTCTGATCTTGCTTGCAAAGGACAGGGGGCTTTCACCTGAACCCGCAACCAAGGCAATCTTACAGGGTGAGTTCACACCAACAAACATTGATGTTACTGGAAAGCGTTTCAACATCGGTGAAATAAACTATGTTGTGACTGAACAGATCACACCGGGAACATACAAGGTTCAGTGTGAAACAGAAGGTGTTGTTGGCAATCAGTACCTTGGGGATATGATACCAATGGAATATATTGACGGGTTGCAGACGGCAAGCCTGACAAGCGTACTTATTCCCGGTGAAGATGAAGAAGATACAGAAGTTTTCAGACAGCGTTACTTTGACAGCTTCAATGAACAGTCCTTTGGTGGTAATCATGCTGATTATATGGCAAAGGTCAAAAGTATTGAAGGTGTTGGGTCATGTAAGGTCAAGCGTGTTTGGAATGGTGACATTAGACCCGCTGACATGATCGTCAGTACAGTGGTCAAGAACTGGTATGAATCAATCATTTCAACAGTTCCGGCAGCAGTCAAACCGTGGCTTGATGCCGTATATAATGCAGCCAAGGACAAGAAACTGACGGTTGGTGGTACTGTTCATGTAGTCATCACTGATTCTGATGATTATGGTGAAGCAAGTTCAACACTTGTTCAATATGTTCAGCAGACACTTGACCCGGAAGAAACTGCCGGGGAAGGTTACGGACTTGCACCAATCGGTCATGTGGTCAGTGTAGCAAGTGCATCACCTGTCAGTATTGAGGTCAAGACCACGGTAACCTTTGAAGAAGGTCACAACTGGTCAAATACCAAGGCAGCCATTGCAGAAGCAGTTGATGCGTACTTCTTGGAATTAAGAAAGAACTGGTCAGAAACATCACAAACCATTGTCAGGGTATCGCAGATTGAAAACCGCATCATTGGCGTTGATGGCGTGGTGGATGTGACCGGGACAAAGCTGAACGGCACGGCAAGCAATATGACCTTGACAGAATTTTGTATACCAAAGTTAGGGGGTGTTTCTGCATGATAAGAGAAGTTGACCTTGTTTCATACTTACCGCCATTCATGCAGAGTTACAAAGAACCCGTTGCAGCACTTGAAGCGGAAAACCCTGAATTTAGTCTGATGTGGTCGGCAACTGACAGGTGTTTGCGTAACCGCTTCATTTCAACCGCTGATGAATATGGAATCAGCAGATTTGAAAAGATGCTGAAAATATACCCAACTGCTGATGATACCCTTGAATCAAGGCGTTCAAGGGTTCAAAGCAAGTGGTTCAACACAATCCCGTACACTTGGAAAGTGTTGCTTCAAAAGTTGCTTGTCCTTTGTGGTGACAGTGATTTTGAAGTGACTGGTGATTTCAAGACCGGGTACACACTGTATATTGACACTGACCTTGAATTATATGGTCAGGTGGAAGAACTGGAAAACATCATAAACACAATGATTCCTGAAAATCTTGTGGTTGTATCTAAGAACAGCATCCCTTGCAACATCAAAGGTGCTGTTCTTTTTGGTGGTGGCATCTGCTTCATCAATGAATTTATCATCACAAACGATTTCCGGGAAGTGTTTGATGTGAACGGTTCATCAGTCTTTGGTGGTGGAATCGTTCAGACTGAAATGCTGAACATCACAAATGACAGTCAGGAAACAGTGAGTGTTCAGGGTACAGTGAACTTTGGTGGTAAGGCAACAGATACCGCAATGGTAACCATTTCAACAGATTTTAATGAAACAATCCGGGCAGATATGGATGCAAAGGCAGCATCCGGCGTTGTTCAGGTAGACTTCATTGAGATAAAAACAACATAGAAAGGAATGATAAGATGGCAGAGTATTCAAAACTTTACATCACAAACAATGGTCAGGCACTTATGGCAAAGATGATTGCCGGGTCAGGAAACATTGATTTTACAAAAGTATGTTCTTCCAGTACCCAGTACACTGAAAGTCAGTTACAGGCATTGACCGCACTTAGCAACATCAAGCAGACAACCCTTGTTTCCAAGGTTACCCGCACAAATGAGGTTGCAATCAAAATTGATGCAGCATATTCCAACGTAGACCTGAAAGAAGGTTACTATATGCGTACACTTGGCTTATATGCCGTTGACCCTGACAAGGGTGAAATCCTGTATGCAGTCTGCATTGAAAAGTCAAATAACTGTTATATGCCACCATATAACGGCGTTACGGTATCGGCTGCATACTTACAGTTATATACCACAGTAGGAAACGCTGACAGCGTATCACTTGCGGTCAGTCCGGGTGCGTATGCAACGGTCGGTGACATTCAGGCACTTGAAAAAGAAATTGCTGATCTGAAAGCCTTTGTTGGCTATACAGACGGTGACATTTACGGTGTTGAAGTGGACTTTGAAAATAAGAAATTCACAAGACTTGCCGGAGCAGTAAACCGTTCAGCGGGTTCAGGGTTTGATGGAATCAATGCCTTTGGCGGCAGAAAGCGTTGCAACCTTACCAATGACGGGCGTGTTGCTGCATATTATGGTGAAGCCGGATTTTCCACTACTGGAAAACTGACACAGGCGGTTGACCGTAACCCGGTAGGTACTGAATCACCTGATGAAAACCTGAAATTCAGTGCCGGGACAATCGTTCAGGTAATGGTTGAACAGCCAAAGTTTTATTACAAGGTTGTACCGCTTAAAACTGAAAAGAGAACCAAGGGGGCAATCACAAGAAAAATCAGATACTATGTATCAGATACACCAAAGGCGGGATTCAAACTTCATCCGGCGTTCATTGTAAATGGTCAGGAAAATGATGTTGCATATCTTGCAGCCTTTGAAGGTTCACTTTGGGATGCATCTGCATCAGCGTACATTCTTGATGATTCACAGGTTGCTGACTTTGCTGCTGATATGTTATGCAGTATTGCCAATGCAAAACCGCTTTCAGGACTTACACAGAACGCAACCCGTGCCAATATCAGAAAACTTGCTGAAAAACGTGGTACTGGTTGGGAACAGGGTGTTGTTCAGACGGCATCCGCTTCACAGATGCTTATGCTGATTGAATATGCAACCTTCAATATGCAGTCTGTCATTGGTAACGGTGCAGTTTCAAAGACTGATGACGGTAAAACATCCATGACAGAAAATACAGGTGCAACGATCACCCTTGGTAATGCATCAGGTTCAGTTGTCAACGCTAACGGTATTCAGATTGTGTCATACCGTGGTGAGGAAAACTTTTGGGGCAACATTTGGTGGTGGATTGATGGAATCAATCACTATGCAAATGCAACCACAGGTGAATGTGATACCTATGTTGCAGATCATGGTTTTACTGATGACAGTAAGGCAGCACCTTATGAAGATACAGGAATGTGTGCAAAATATGGAAACGGTTATATTTCCGCTTTCTGTTATTCAGAAGATTTTGATTGGTTGTTCTTACCGGGTGAGTTCAACGGAAACACCGCCCTTCCTGTTGGTGATTATTGTTGGAATCAGAACGGTACTGGTTGGCGTGTCGCTAGATTGGGTGCTGGTTGGAGTCATGGCTTGGGTGCCGGTGCTTTCTGTTGGACTCTGGATGATGCTTCTTCTGATCGTCATCGGAATGTCGGCGGTCGGTTGGTGTATCGAAAAAAGGTAGCAGCATAACAGATAACCAGTAATTCACATAATTTTAGGTAATCAGGATGCTAAAGATGACGATTTTCAAGCAGAAAGACGATAAAAAGACAAAAAACCAATGTCACTAAATTAGGTGCTAATTGGAATAATGGCTTGAATACCAGTGCTTTCTATTGGAATCTGAATAATGCTTCTTCTAATCGTAATCGGAATATCAGCAGTCAGTTAGTAAATGCACAAATATCACTTGAAACACCCCGTCAGAAATGGCGGGGTGTTCTTATAAATCAATGTACTGAAAACTGATTACCGTGCCACTTGGCAAAACATCAAAATACATGGGCTGTATTAGTAGACCGTCACCTGACGGGTTGAAAGTTCGGTTCAGTGCATACAGAAGGGAACAGACAAGCGTGAAAAGGTATGGCAATCTTTATGAAAAAATCTGTTCAATGGATAACCTGTATCTTGCGTTTCAACACGCAAAGAAAGGCAAAGGATGGTACAAGGAAGTTCAGCAGATTGAGAAAAGACCATACTACTATTTGGCGGGTCTGCAATGGATGCTTCAAAACCATTTATACAAAACTTCGGAATATGCCACTTTTACGAAAAAGGATGGCAAGAAGGAACGGGAAATATACAAACTTCCATTCTTCCCTGACAGAATTGCACAATGGGCGGTTTTACAGGTGATTGAACCGCAGTTATTAGCGTATTTCACTGATGACACATATTCAGCAATACCAAACAAGGGTATTCATGCAGCATACAAGAAGTTACGGTTGGCGGTTGATACCGTGCCGGAAGAAATGACCTATTGCTTGAAAATAGACTGCAAGAAATTTTACCCTTCCATTGACCACGAAACACTAAAACAGAAGTTCAGACGGAAGTACAAAGACCCTGAACTGCTTGAACTGATTGATGAAGTAATTGATTCAATCAGCACTTGTCCGGCAACGGATGAAAACATTGAATTTTATCGGTCTTGTGGTAATGAAATCAAGATAGTGAAGGTAAACGGCAAGGACTTCATTGAAGGTGTCGGTATTCCAATAGGGAATTACTTTTCACAGTATGATGGCAATTTCTTCCTATCAGGTTTTGACCACTGGATAAAAGAAGTTAAGCGGGTAAAGCACTATTACCGTTATATGGATGATATTTGTATTTTTGCAAGAACCAAAGAAGAACTGCATCAGTTACTTGCAGAAATCAATGAATATTTCATACAGAATTTGAAATTAAGAATAAAAGGCAACTATCAGATATTCCCTTCGTTCATCCGGGGTATTGATTTTGTAGGGTACAGGATTTTCTTGAAAGATACCCTTCTTAGAAAATCCACCTGTCAGGAATTTGAACGGAAAATGACCGCAATCAGGAAGAAGATTGAAAGCGGTCAGGAAATGAACTATTCAGAATGGTGTGCAATCAATTCCTATAAGGGTTGGTTGAAATATTGTGATAGCAGCCGATTGTCTGAAAAATATATTGAACCAATTCAGCCTTATGCTGATAGGTACTATAAAGATCATATCAAGAAAGGTGGTAAAAAGCATGAAAGAGTACGGAAAAGTACGCAGTACAAAGCAGCCTGAACAGAAGGTCATTGATGACTATTCAGTTTGGATCGCAGAGAACATCACCCCGGTCACAGAAGCCGGGACGGATGAACAGCCGGGGTTCACTGGTTATGAATATGACCTGACCCAGTACACCAAGGATGAATACATCAAAATGATTGATGACAGGAACGCATCCTTGGAAGATCAGATGACACAAGCACAGGAAGCCATGTGTGAAATCTATGAAATGATGGCATAAGGAAGGGGTGAGAATATGGCAAACATTTATGCAGCACTTATCATCAAGGGTAAGAAGTCAATCAATGATGTTCCTGACAAGATCAGGGATGAGGTCAAACAGGTGCTTATTGATGAAGGACACCCGGAACTGGCAGAAGGTGGTAACTGATGTTGTTTCAGTTCATCATAAAAATTTTATTTAGAAAGGATGTGGAATCTATGGCAGTGATCTATGCAACCCTTATTATTAAGGGCAAGAAAACCTTTGCTGATGTACCTGAGAAAATCAAGGACAAAGTGAAGGAAGTTCTGATTGACCTTGATTGCCCTGAATTAGCAGAGTAATCAACAGACAAAGAAATTATCACAGGAACAAAAACAACCGCTATATGACCCTTATATGAGGTCACAAGCGGTTGTTTTTATGTTCAGAAAGGACAGAGAAAATGAAACAGACTATTTGCAGTGTATTAGGTGTGATTGGTTCAGCAATCGCATCTTTTTTTGGTGGTTGGGATGCGGGACTTGCAACCCTTCTGATTTTCATGGGACTTGATTATATTTCAGGTCTGATTGTTGCGGGGGTATTCAAGAACAGTCCCAAGACAGACACAGGTTCACTTGAAAGCAAGGCGGGGTGGAAAGGTCTTTGCAGAAAATGCATGACCCTGATTTTTGTACTGGTTGCTTACCGCCTTGATCTTGTCATTGGCACAAATTACATCAGGGATGCAGTAATTATTGCGTTCATTGCCAATGAAACAATTTCCCTTGTGGAAAATGCGGGTCTTATGGGTTTACCACTCCCGGCAGTCATCACCAAGGCTATTGATATTTTACAGAAAAAGACAGAAAGTGAGGGCAAATAATATGATGAAGGGTATGGATATTTCAAAATGGCAAGGTGCAGTTGACTTTGCCAAGGTTGCAGCAAGTGGGATTCAGTTTGCAATCCTTCGTGAAGGTTATCGTCAGGCAGTAGATGGCAAGTTCTTTGAATATGTCAACGGATGCCGTGCCAATAATATTCCCGTCAAAGGTGTATATCATTTCAGTTATGCACTCAATACAGATCAGGCAAGGAATGAAGCAGCATTTTGTATTGCACAGGTTGAGAAAGCCGGACTTGGCAAGGACACAGTGATTTTTTATGATTTTGAATATGACACTGTAAAACAGGCAAAGGAAAAGGGTGTCAACCTTGGTAAGAATGAATGTGTTGCTTTCACAAAGGCATTTTGTGAGTATGTGACCAGTCACGGGTACAAGGCGGGTATTTATTCCAATATTGACTACCACAAGAATATGTATACTGATGAACTGATTTCGCAGTATATTTACTGGTTGGCTGATTATACTGGTGATCCTGATTATCCTTGTATGTTCCATCAGTACACAAGCAAGGGTTCTGTTGATGGTATTGCCGGAAATGTAGACCTTGATTATTTCTATGGTGATACTGCACAGCCTGAATCACCTAAGAAGTCGGTGGATGAAGTCGCACAGGATGTTGTCAACGGCAAGTATGGCAATGGTGCTGATCGTAAAGCAGCACTTGAAGCAGCCGGGTACAACTATGATGAGGTTCAGGCAAAGGTCAATGAGATTTTAGGGGTAGACACTACACCAAAGAAATCTGTTGATGAAATTGCACAGGAAGTCATCAATGGTGCTTGGGGTAACGGTCAGGACAGAAAGAACCGCATTGAACAGGCGGGTTATGATTACACCGCAGTTCAGAACAAGGTCAATGAACTTTGCGGAACACCTAAGAAATCCATTGATGAAATTGCAAGGGCGGTCATCCGTGGTGAGTATGGAAACGGTACTGATCGTAAGAACAGAATCACCGCAGAAGGTTATGATTATGCAGCAGTACAGGCAAGGGTCAATGCCCTGATGTAATCTGTTACTAATTTGTTACTAAATAGCGGGATTTTGTGAGATTTGCGGAGATATTCAAAACTGAACTTTTCAGCAAATACAGGCAAAAAGCGGGGTGTTATATCAATGAAATTTATGATATAATGAGTCCAAGAGAAAAACAAGCGCCGCCAAGAGCGGCATTTGTTTTTCTTGGGCTATTAACGAAGGTTCCGCCTGCGTAGCAGGCAGTGGAGCGCGTCAGCGCGGGAAACCTGAGTTTACACCGAAAAGCAGGAGGAAAAACCTATGATACTATTCACCGCCCAGGAAAGCAGCGCTCTTCCTACCCTTGCAGAGACCCAGGCAGTTGCTGCCGAAGTCCACGAAGACCTACAGCAGTTAAAGCCCAATGCCATTTTAGAGTCTATAAAGTCCTGGACTCCCGGCCTTTTGTCCCTAGCTTACCGGTTATTTGTTGCTGCCCTTATTATCTTCATCGGTTCTCGGATCGCCTTATACATCAGCCATTTTCTGAAAAAGACCTTTGACCGTATGGGAATGGACCTGAGCCTGAGTAAATTCCTTATTTCTCTGGCAAATGCCATTACCTATGCTATTGTCATTTTCATGGCATTAGAAAAGATCGGCGTTCCATCCGCTTCTATTATCGCACTTTTAGGTTCTGCAACATTGGCCATCGGCCTGTCACTTCAGGGAAGCCTTGCAAACTTCGCAGGCGGCATCCTGATCCTTGTTATGCGGCCTTTTGGTATCCATGATTACATTGTCTGTGAAGGTACCGAGGGAACAGTACAGAACATCGGTCTTGTATACACAACCTTAGTTACTGTAGACAACCGAAAGATCACCATTCCAAACGGCAGCCTTTCCAATGCGGTCATCACAAACGTAACAGCCCAGCCAAAACGCCGTGTGGACCTGACTGTTGGCATCGGCTACACCTCTGATCTGAAAAAAGCCAAAGAGATCTTAAAGCAGATCTATGCCAATGATCCCCTGATCATCAAAGAAGACGGCATCACCGTTTATGTAGACGAATTAGCAGACAGCTCCGTTGTCCTCGGTGCAAGAGGCTGGACCAACACTTCTGATTACTGGACCGTCCGCTGGAGGATCTTAGAACAGATCAAGTTACAGTTTGACCAGGCCGGCATTGAAATTCCATTTAACCAGTTAGATGTGAATGTAAAAAAGTTTTAA